GATCCTATATCGATGGTGGGATCGACTATGGTGGTGCCCGCGCTAATAGGACCGGGAGAAATTATCAGCGACCCCTTAACAACAGTAGGATCGACTATAGCCGCACCAGCCGAAATCACACCAGGGGTCATCGTAAGCGACCCCTTAACAACAGTAGGATCGACTATGGTAGTACCAGCGTTAATAGGGTCAGGAGTTACGGTAGTGCCGCCAGCAACTTCTTCAGCAGTAGCATAGAATGAGCGTTTCCAAGATGAACTAAAGCGTTCCGACCATGACGAAGTCAGCATTCCTGTATTAACAGATTGATCTCCAGATGATCCGGTATCATACCAGAAATAACAAGGGTCAGAACCTGATGCTTCGCCGCATGCTGCGCAATATTCAGTAGATGCAGAAAGAGCTAGTGATAATCCAGTAACATTTTGCCAACCTGCCGTTGAGGTTGGATCGCCCATACTTGTTTCAGTATGAGTACGATTATTCGGCAAACTACTGGAAACGTCATATACCGCCATTGCCGTTTCATAAGTACCCGCAGCGGCATCACGGCTACAATAAGAATGAAATTCAGTTATTTCTTCAGAAGGGCTGCTACCAGTTGTATGGGTACTTAGCAAATGAGCAGCAGCATCTAATATAGAAGCGGATGAGCCGCCGGCAGTCGTATAACCGAAATCGGGGTCAATCGTTACCGGATATTTAGCTGTGTTCAAAAACTTCTGAGGGACGGTGAGTACAAGTTCACCTAATGCCTCATCGACCTGAAGCTCGCACCAAGTTTTCTTTCCATTGGCATCATATGCCTCAGGTCGATATAAATGAAAGGCTTTACCAGTTTCGTAAATCTCCTCAGAACCGTCTAGCCGTTTAACATTATCGCGCTTAGTTTTATGATAAACGGCATAAGAACCCTTAACATTATCAGGCCGTTCCAGCGCTCCTTGATTGATATCTTCTTGCGTTAATTCAGGCGGCTGATAAAACCAATCAAGCTCTTTAGTGTCGATATCAAAAACAAACTCATTACTTGTTGGCTTTGATGGAAGGATGATATCCCATTCAAGATCGCCATTATCCTTAACATAAATATCATGGGATATATCGGAAGCGGCTATCACAGCGCGTGACTGCTCATTTCTTGTAAGGAGATTTACAGCCGCTTCCGATAATTTAGTTGGCGTACCTTTGCCGTTAAGATTGATTTTAACGTAGCACTCGCCATCCCACATAGACAACTTGAGCTCAGGCTTAAAGTTTTGCTCAAGCGGATCACCGATCTGGGCAGTAAGATTGCGCGCCTTTACTTTGGCCCGTTTATCTTGGTACCCAAGAAATATCTGGGCTGAATCTGAAAGCGAAAGTGCCATAATTTATAAACGCAGGGCCAGTTGTTTTACATAAGGGACTAGTTATGCGCAATGGGTTCCAACGGTTAATGTTGTTACTACTGCAACCAGCCCTGCGTCTTTTATCCTGTCGTTAGCCTCAGTTCGCAGTTTTGTAGCGTTAGCGATTGCCCATCCGATACTGATACCGGGCCAGTCAAATCGAAGAAGCCAAGTATTTCACGACTGGCTTCAGTCGCATTATCATCCGTCAATACGGCATAATAGGCGCCAGTTCCGCTACTGGGAATAGGCCCACCAGAAGCCGTCCATACCAGGTCCTTGATTTGACATTCGCCGCGATCATCTGTATCGTTTTCCGTGATGCTATCAAAATCAGTCGCTCCCGGCGTCAAAGATGTTTCGGTGTAACCATTACCCGTTGCGATCTCAGTTACCTGAGATAGGGTATTGGTATCAGCATCCGGCACGGTCGCATTCGTGATCAGATAGATATAGAAATTGGTGGGCATCGTAGTACCACGAAGCACCCAATCCAAGAATCTATATTTCCCTTTATTTGTCCACGCTCCAGCCATAGCTCTTTCTCCTTATGCGTTGAGCTGTATCGTAAATTTAAATTTATACAAGCCTGATTCAAGAATATTCAATCTCGATGTCGTCCCGCTATCTATCTCAACTTTATGAGACGCGATTGTATTATTAAAAGTTACCGCTGTAGCAGTATTGATCACCGATGCAGATTGATCAGTAGTATCAAAAAAGACGCCTTGTACCTTATCGGCTAATATCAAATTCAGCGCCTTTAATGCATTGCCATTGGCCAGCGACGCACCAATTGATGCTTCTTCAATCAATACGGCTAACTCATCAATATCGGACGGCACCGCATCGAATAGCCCTTCAAAAGCGCGAATCACGCGTGGGTTTTGAAAGATGCTGGATAATTCACCTCTTGTCGGTCGCTTAGGGTCTGCCATCAGTAAGCCAGCCTCTCTATTCGAGCATCAAGAAATGCAGTTGATAAATGAGCATCGCTTGTTCCAAAGAACTTTTGTATTCGCCAATTCTTAAACATCCCTTGCTGTAACCAAGCAAGTCGTTTAAGATAGTCACCTTGCTCTCCTGCCCGCACCGATCTCGGCATGCTCCATAATCTACCATCATTCGACCATTGGGTCCAAACAACAGGTTGGGTGCCAAGCGTTACACGACCAGTTAAACAAACTATTTCTAACTCGTGTATGATCGCTCCTTGCGTTTCGTTGAACAGAATAGGCGTTGAGAACTCCCACGAATTTGCAACACCCCAATGCGATGATATCGTATCGCTCAGGGTCCCCAAAGCCACGCTCTTTGGATCGCCCACAATCCATTTATCGTAACACCACGTCATATTCTTTGCGCGGTATTGCCCATCACTCGTAGTCAAACGTGACCATACAGCAGAGCCTATTTTAGCAGAGGCGGCTACATCATAAACGAATGTGCAATCAGGAAGGTGAACCCATAATTGCTGTAGCCCTTTATCTACTCTTGTTTCAAGCAGTACCTCAGCAAGCGTTTCTCTATCATAATCTAGTATAGCCTGCTCAACTTCTCGTGAAGAAATTTTCGTCGTCTGCCCTTGCGCGCCTAGCCAAACAGCGGGAGCCTCATTTTTACCGCCTCCAAGAAATGCAATCGCATCGTAAAATTGGCAACACGCGTGCGCACCAATGGCGCCTCTCATCATATGCGCGCCGTCTATCCTTTGAAAAGGGAAGCCTGTACCGCCGATATTTTTGAATGCTTCTATCGTATAACGATTGATAGCATATAATTCATTTTGTATCTTTTGCACAGCTATAATCTGATCAGGATCGGCTTCAGATGAGCCATATTTAGTCGAGACTACCGAAAATGGATTATTTAATTCAGTTACTACTAAATACGAGCCATCCGTAGTAACAAAATAGCCATCGATCCATACAAAATCATCAACCCTGCCTAAATCAGGATCAGTGACTTGTTGAAGACTTGTATTATACAGATAGAAGTTCCCATCTGCTGCAATGGCCAAATAATCAGTCGAATAATCTAATGTGACTTGGCTACTACCGGGAAGATAGCCAATAGAATTTACATTCCCGTCCGGGTCTACATACACTAACTGATTGCCCATCACGCGATAACATTTATCATTCCAATTAATGCCACCGCGATCTATACCAGGGCCTGTTCCAAAAGATACAATTCCATCGGCAGGTCGTAAGTAACCCGCTGATATCCCTTGTTCTTTTGGAACTACAATTAGGTTTTTCGGATACGCCGTGCGGAAATCAGCAGCCGCATCCGTATAAATTCCATTGACTATTGGGATCTGCATTATCCCACCCTGATCCAGTTTGACGTTGAAGCATCAAACTTCATTTTAGCGAAACCGCCATTGCCGATCACAAGCGTGCTAGGCTCGCCAAACATCCCTGAACCGTTACCCGAAATAACCAGAGTGGTAATCGTTTGCGTTGAAGTTATAAGAACTTCTTGTTTGTCAGTGCAATTGGCCAGCGCGGGCATGGTGATTGTCATCCCTGCTAATGTACCAGCAGGAGTCAATAGCAAATGGATACTATCGCTCCCATCAGTCACCGCTACGGTAGCGCCATTAATTGGAGTAGCGCGCTGAGTCGTAAAAGCAGATCTGAAAGTCGATGATGTAAATGTGGACTGGATATACGTTGCCAGCGCACTCAGGGCTGCTTTACGAGAAACGCCTCCACTGGTATCCCACAGCACCATCTGATCGCTACCGACTACGGTATCAATCGATGATAAATCGTTGATTGAAACGCCCATGATTATTTTCCCCTTCTACGTGCCGCAGCAGTTTTGGCCGCTGCCTGAGCAGTTTTCTTGGCTTGAGCAGCCATCTTTTTGGCCGCCATCAGCGCACGGCGCGTTCTCGCTTTATTTGATGCGATTTCTTCAGCATCAGCTAATATGCGAGCATCGTGTTCCGCTTGCCAGCGCTTTTCTTCTGTACTCATCTTAACTTTCGCCATCGGTTACTCCAAGCTTAATTCATCGCCAGGTCGCACTTCTATCTTATCTTCAGGCTCATCGATGAATATCTCACCGCCTCTGTTACCAGCTCCACGCGGTAACGTAGAAGGCAGTTGCTGCTCAGATGGCCGTGCGGCCTTATTCAACAGCTGTTGATACGTTTGATAAGCTCGTTGTTTCGTATCAGGAGACACAGCTTTGCCATATTCAGGAGCGATAGATATGGCCAGATTCAGTACGATGGCCTCTATTGCTCTTTCAGGAGCATCGACCGCCGTATCCAAATCTTCACTATCAGGATGGGCAGGGATGGGCCACCGTATAAAGATGCCGCTATCCTCCCATGACGCAGCCATCATATCCAAGCTGCGTTTAGCAAGCGAAAGCTGATCCGGCTGCACATCAAAGGCGTGCGCAGCCAGACCGATTTTCGCAAACGCTTGCTGAATCAGTTGTCTCTTAGTCCATGACATTTAGTCAGCCTTTACCGCATCGAGCGCGGCTTCAGCAGCGATGAATGCCTTTTCGGCAGCACCATAAGCTGCCAGCGTTTCTTCATTCTTCTTGGCCGTTACCGCCTTCTGCGCATCGTCCAGCGCCTTTTCCGCTTCGCTGAATTTCTTTTCAGCTTCAGCCAGCGACATTTTCGGTTTACCCGATTCTTTGTTCTGCGCAGCCTTGTTGATCGCTTCGACCTCATCGCGCTCATCTTTAAGCGTGATAAGTTTGCCGACTGACTTTTCTTTCGCCTCAACGGGGAGCCGACACCAGCCGCGCTTCAAAGCAATTTCCAGATGTTCTTCTGGAATGGTGATATGGGCAAATTTGCCCTTATGCACATCGTGAACACCCGGATGTTTGTAAACCATTATCATCGCAGTCTCCTTACGATTATTAGAAGGGGAGCTGTGGTGCTCCCCTCCTGGGTTATGGATCAGGTCTGGCTAAACAGAGCGATGCCGCACATCTCAGGATTGAGTACGGTCACTCCCCACAAACAGTCAAGCCGGAAGAACATCTTGTTCGATCCGATGGCCCACTGTTTACTCAGAGTGAGTACCAAACCTTGCGGAGTCACGCTGTTCATTACATCAACGCCAGCGCCAGTATCAATCGACAAACGACCCGGCAGAATCTCGATTGCGTCCTTGAACCAGAACGGGTTCATCTTCGCAGTAGCGATATTCAGCGGGGTGATGGCCGCCGTATCAGCAGGAGCGGCAGTCACATTCTTGTACTGAAGTTCGATATCAGTCGGAGACGAATCAGCAGCAATGATGGGCGGGGAAATCTTGATGTTCCCCGTACTGCCGCCACCAGAAACGATCTCGGTGATACGGAAAGTCTTCAGCACTCCGGTATCCACCTTGGTAATGTGGTGGACTGCGTTTACACCAGCAATGGTGATACAATCTCCGACCTTCACCGTGCCACTAGTGGCCGTGATGGCAAGAGTCTGTTCACGGTTATCGTAGTTCGCGCCACTCGACTGGGTGAGCGGAACGTGGCGCTGGTTCGCGCCATTGACTACGATAGTCGTCATCGCATCCAGGGTCAGGCTGTTGGAATAATCGAGCTTATAAGTGTCGAAACCGGAAACCGATCCAACATAAGCCTCTTCATACGCCTTCAGCGTCTTAGGCGGCTGCAACGTACCACGACCAGCCAGATCACCAGCCAGTCCGTTGTAATCGCCAGTGCTCATCGCCAGATAACGATCACGCATCGGGATACCCTGCTCGTTCATCATCTTCTCGATAGCAGCCACATCGCTAAAGGCCGATGCAGCGGAGGCCTTAGTCACCACCAGGGTTCCTTGATCAGTGATTGCATCCAGGACCGATACGTTCACATCAGAAGCCAGCTTCTGAGCGGCTGCTTTACCAAAGCGGTCATTTTGAAGCGCATCGCGCAGTTCCAGAGCGTTCATGGTCCAGGGAACGGTCTTGTTATTAGTAATAGACGAAGGCACAGAAAGCTGGCCCACATCCGTGAAAGACGAAGTGATATCAGTCCCCGCAGGGCCATCAATCGACGTAGCAATGTACGGAACCGGACGCCAGATGGTGTCGCTGGAACGCTCCATCTGCTTCATGTCGGTATTGTACTTGTTTACGTTGCGAGAGAGAACCAGAGCATCATCAAACCCTTCTACCATGTCCTCAAATGCTACCCGTTCCTCTTTACTAAAAGTGTTAGCCACGAGTCAATTCCTTATTTTTGCGCGCGCAGCTTCGCCTTATAGGCAACCACTTCAGACAGATCGCCTGTCTTAGCCGCCTTTTCCCGCAGCTTTTCTAAAGTAGCATCGGTATTACCATCCATAGCAGGAGGCCCACCGCTGCCCTCAACTCGGCCTTCCGGGGGAGGCGCTGTTTCACGCGGTCGTTTAGTCATTTTGATCTTGCTCTCCAGTTTGGCGATTGCAGAAGTGAATCGAATCGGGTCATCTTTGATCGCAGCAATACGAGTTAAAGCCTGAGGGTCTTTGTCCAAGGCATACACGAGCAAAGCCGAATTTTCAGCAGCGTGTACGATTATACCCATCTGGGTTTGAGTCAAACTCGCTTGAACATTGTTTTGAGCATCCTCGAAATCCGGCAGCCCCAAGTCACCAGCCTTCTTGTGGTGATTCGCAAGTTGCGAATTCCAATTTTGCTCCTGCTCCTTCTTTACTCGCTCGGCTTCTGCTCTCTTGCGCTCGATCCTATTCTTTTTGTCGTACCAAGAATCGAGTTCCCGCTCGTAAACATCGTTGTCGAACTTACAGTCAGACAAAGTCGGCTTGTCACCAAGAGTTTCCTCTTTTTGACTCTCGTACCTTTCCAACTTGCGTCGCAACTCTCTGTTTTCAGCTTCTTTCTCTCGATTGACTTGGCGCACGTCCTTCACCCACTGAGGCGTTTTCTTTTCTTCGCCACCAGGGGTAACTTCTTCATCGCCGATTGAAACGACAACTTCTTCTTCAACGCCTTCAACAGGCGGCTTTTCGTTTTCACCAGAAGGCGGGGTCTGGGTCTGGTTTTGATTCTCTTCTGGTTTCTTCTGGTCGTCGTCCATGATAGTCTCCTTACTCACCCTTTAAGGCGGGTGGCTTACCTTGTTCTAGTTTGCCCATCATCTCAAGGTCTTTTCGATCAATATCAGACATGCCGGCTATTGTCTTGACCTCGGTTTCCTTCGTCTTAGCAACAGCAAGCGCGGCATCAGCCTCAGCCTTAACAGCCTTGGCCGCTTCATTTCTCGCAGCTTGCTCAAGATAGACAGCATTAGGATCGGGTTGCGCAGGCTCCGCTGCAAGCCTCTTGGTTTCTTCAAGCGTAGGTTCGACAACTCCCATCTTAATCAGCTTCCATCTGTAATACTTCCTGATGTCACTCAGGCCTTCTCCTTCCATATTCATTAATGTTACAGCCGTCAATATTTGCATCGTTTCTTGATCTTTGGTCAATTGCATCATTCCGGTCAGCCCTCTAACGACCGCCGCGCGCCGCGACTCAGAACTAGGCCCAACGCTGGTAGTAATAGAGTACCGCGCCTTGCTGATATCATTAGCATATACCAGCCTTCCGCTCTCATCGAGCATCGGCTCCCCAACGGTTATAGTAGACTGCTGCCCATCCCGACCGACCACCTTCAAGCGCCGACCATAATCCGCCATTAGTTCTCTAGCCATACTCAACCAGACTTCGCCAGACCGCTTCATCGCCTTTGCCATATTGCTCATATAGATGAAGACTTGCATATCCAAACGAGTCTGTATCAACTCGACAGCTTTACCGCTAACATTCGTGCCAATGCGCTCTCCCTGTTCTTGATGACCGAGAAGGTCTTTGATATCCTCCTCGGTCATCGCAAGGAGAGTCGCCAATGCAGGCGGGACATTAGGCGACTTGGTGTACGCCGCAGGGCCAACGACTGTCTGCTGTCCGTTTTTATCTTCTACCGGATTGATAAGCAGGTAAGGATAATTCTTGATGTTGTCCTCTTCCCACATATCTTTGTGATCTTTAACCTGAGCAGGGGTAAGAATCGGCTTTTCCACCGAGCCAGTTGCGCTGATCTCAGCCAGCTTTGAACTTTGCATATTCTTGAGTCGCTGCGCATCCTTGCTAAGCC